GCCTGCGGTCGTGACCGTGGCGGTCCCGATCTGCGAAGCCGTCGAGAAGTTGTTGTAGCTGCCCGGGAAGCTCGCATTGCCCCGCACGAGCACGACGGGCTGGTTCGCTACGGCGATGTCGTAGGCCGCATACTCGGTCAGGGGGCCGAAGCCGAAGCTCGTGACCGCGAGGTCGGAGCGCGAGAAGCCGCCGGCGGTCCCCGTCGCGCCCGTCTGGCAGCACGCGGCGATGGCGAGGATCCCGATCGGCTGCTGGTTGCCCGAGGTCAGGCTCGTCGAGAAGGCGCTTTTCGAGATCGTAACGGCCGGAAGTCCCATCGCGTTACGCTCCTGTCCTTGGCACGACGGCCGTGGGGAAAACGGTGGCCATCGCCTGGCCGAAGAAGGGCGAGAGCATCACGCCCTGAACGAGCCACTCGATGCCGAAGGTCTTCTCGCCCGGCGGATCCATGATGGTGATGTCGCCCCACCGGATGCTCGCGGGGATCGGCGAGGGCACGCCTGCCAGATCGGGATCGAGCGTCGGATCGGCGAGCGTCTGCGTTGCGCGCAGCACTTGCTCGAAGAGGTTCTCGATGATCTCGTGCGCGCTCTCTTCGTCGCTCGTGTCCCCGAGCTTCGGAGGCGCCCAGATGCTCAGCGTGAAGGTCCGATCCCAGTGCATGATCTCCGGCGGGTTGACCACCGAGGCGCTGTTGTCGGTCGCGCGCGAGAGCGAGCCGTACGCGCGCGGCTTGGGCTTGTCCTCGCCGTCGAACTCGCCCGGGATGAAGACGAGCCGGTTCGCGCTCGTGTCGCGGTCGGCATTGAGCTTGACGAAGCGGTATTTCTTGCCGACCTTCGCGACGGTCGCAGCGATCTCGTTGAGCTGGAAGTAGGTGGCGACCGTGTCCCGCAGGTACACGAGCCCCGAGCGACTCTTTCGGCCGCTGTCGAGCGCGATGACGGGTGCGGCGTTGGTCATCGAAGCGCCTCGTCGAAGACCTGCTCGGCAGCGCTCTCGAGCGCCGACTCGACTGACGGAGGCATGCCAGCGCCGGCGTCCGGGAGCATCTGTCGCACGGGCATTCCGCGCGCGCCGAAGTGTCCGTAGACCTCCGGGCCCTCTAGGGTCGCACGCAGGAGGTTCCCGCTCGCCTTCGTGGTCACGCGTGACGCGGCATTCGCGTAGGCGCGTCCGCCGGCCTTGCGCGGCTCCCAGGCGCGCCCCTCCGGCGACTGTCCGGCGGCGAGCGTGTGCTCGAGGGACGCCTGCAGCGTCCCCTCGGCCGCCTTGGCGACGCGCTTCTCGACCTCCTCGCGGGAGGCGAGCTCGCGGAGCGAATGAATCATGGCGTCCAGCTCGCTCACGAGGGCCACCAAAATCCCCCGGTGCCGCCATCGAAGTCGCGTCGGTCCTGCCGGCGGCCGCGGCACACTTGCCGATCCTGCCAGGCGTAAGGACTGGCATCGGAGCAGCCGAGTGGGCCGCCCGTCGTCACCGCGGAGTCCTGATCCTCCGAGCTCGGGAGATCGTAGAGGCCCTCCTTGCTATCCGCGGCTTCCTTGAGCGCCGCTTGCGTGCGCTCGAAGTCTTCCTTGAGCTTCGTCCACGTCTCACCAGCGGGATCCAAACCGCGACGCCAGTACATGTCGTAGGTGACGAGATCCACCAGCCACCCGAGCACGACGGAGGGCACTGGCGTCGCGGCGCTGTAGACGTTGTCCGTGGAGAACGTCCCGAGAGTCGAGAAGGCGACCGACATGCCGGTCCCGACGAGGGGGACGCTCGCCGCGGTCGCCACGTTCTTTGCGACGAAGGTCAGGCCACCGTCGATGCTGTATTCGAAGAGCGCGACCCCGAAGGCGCCCCCGGTCGTGATCTGGAGCGCGATGACGACCGAGCCGACCGTCGGACGACCTTGCAACGAGGCAAACGGCGGCGCCGTGCCGGCGGCGAGCAGCGTCGGCGCGTTCTGGCCGAACGGAAGGGAGTTGCCGGCGCGGCCGTTGCCGTAGCGCTTTCGGAGGCGCCCGTTGATCTCGCTGCTCCGTACCGCGATCCGCGCGGCCGTGAACCCCGGGGAGTCGTTCTCCACGTACGTGACGTCCGATGAGGGCATCATCGTCAGGCGGCGGAAGCCGGCGAGGTCGAGGTATGGGAACATCGCGACTCCCGACTACGACCCGTCGATCCGAAGGACAGCGTAAGGATGTCCGTACTGCATACCCACCTTGCCCTGGCAGATGTATTCGACCTGCCGCGCGCGATTGAGGATCGCGTCGATGCCCGTCGCGGGCCCCGTGCTCGTGTCACCCGTGAAGTAGTTCGTCTGGAAGGGGAAGCGGTTGACGTAGATGAAGCCGCCGAGCTGGCTCGTCATGTTCTCGCGCATGATGAGATACCAGGTCGTATCGTTGCCCGTGATCGTCGGCTTGTAGATCGTCGTGACGCCGCTCGCCTGCGTGATCGCCGCCTGCGCGGCCTGCTTGATCTGCGTCGTGTAGCTCGTGCTGCTCGCGAGTTCGTCGGCCTGGATCGGCACCTGGAGACCGAAGCGCCGGATGACCGCCTCGACGTCCGCGCCGCCGCCGCCGCTCGCGCCTGCCGCCTGCGCGATCACCTTGGCCTGCGTGATCTCCGTCGCGCGGAAGATGAGCGCCGGGGGAACCACCATCGCGATCGGCGCGAGGTAGCGCGGTGTGATGCCGTTGGGCATCTTGATCGACTTCGCGTAGGCGATGGCCTGCGCGACGTTGTTGAAGGCCGTATCGACCGAGACGTTGCCCGAGCCGACCGCGTGGATCGGCAGCGCGCCCGGATAGGTGACCGTCGCGGCGCCGGAGACGAACGTCGTCGCCGAGCCGTGCAGCCAGTTCACGTACCCGCCGAGGCCCGGGAGGTATGGGTTGTACGGGTGGCCGATGAGTGAAACGCCGGCGAAAGTCGTCGAGGTCGTGTTGTCCGCGAAGAAAGGGACACCATCGTAGGCCGCCGCGCTGCCGTCGGTGGCGGCGCCGTTCATCAGAAGCTCCGCAAGGATCTTCTGCGGGAACCACCCGGCTGTCGCGGCGCCGACCTGCATCGACCAGTCCGCGAGCGTGTCGAGACCGCCGCCGCGGAGATCGAGGAGCTGATCCTTCTGGACGCGGATCGCCGACTCGTACACCTGGGGGACAAGCTCCGTGCTCTGCGCGACCAGCGGATCAAACTGGATGTTGCCTCCGTCGCCCGCCGGCCGGATCTGCGCCGTGTTGAGGAACCAGGTCAGGCGCTCGCTCGCGCCGTCGATCGGCAACGTCTTGGCGACCTTCGGCCACCAGTTGTTCTCCGCGAGGAGCGTGCGCGCGTATTCGTTCTCCTGAATCGCGCGCATGCGCTTTTCGTAACGGAAGACGAAGGCCGGAGTGAGTTGTACGTCGCCCATGGTGTGCCCTTACGTCCTCTCTCAGAACTGGTTCGGTTGAATGAGAACGCCCTGGAACGAGTCGACGTCCCACACGCGGCCCGCGATGGCGCTTCCGACGCCCGTCGACAGCGTGACCGTGTGGTCATCGAGCATGTAGACGTTCGAGAAGATGTTGGCGGCGGCGACCTTGTTGGCGCCGGTCGCGTTGTCGTACCAGACGCACTCGATCTCCCGCGCGAGCTCCACGTTGACGAACGCGGTGCCCGTCGAGCCGCTCGTGCTGACGTCGTCGACGAAGTTGCCGATGTTGATCAGGTTCGCGTTGTTGCTCGTCGCGGGCCGCACGCAGCCAGAGCTCGTGTCGGCCGCCGCCTGTCCCCCGCGGAAGGCCGTCGAGAGGCCGGCGAGCACGAAGATCTTCGAACGAATGGTGACCGGCGGCGTAACGCGCGGTCCGGTGAGCGCAGCCATTTCAGACTCCCTTCGCGGCCGCGGCCGCCTGCTTCTTCAGGAACTCGCGCGCGGCCGACAAGTCGCCGCATCCGACGCTGAACGGCACCGGGGCTCCGTCGCCCATGGCTCGACTGATGAGCCGCTCGCTCTCCGCGTCGAGCGGGATGTCGAGGTCGCCCTGCGTCGCGCCGACGGTCGCGCCCATGGTCTGGGATCCGGCCGCAGGGGCAAATCGACGTGAGCTGCGCGCGAAGGTGTTGACCGCTTCGCGGACGGCGGCGATCGGCTGCTTCGCCAAGAATCCGCGAACGGTGTCGTCGAAGTCGGGGCGGCTCGCGAGCAGCGAGGTCCGTTCTTCGGCTTCGGCCTTGGCGTTCAAGGAGCTCCGGAGCTCGTGCACGAGTCGAATGGCCTCGAGGCCGGAGTCGGCGGAGGCTTTCGCCTTCTCTTCCTTGTCCTTCTCGGGCTCCTCTTCGCCCTCGGCCTTCCCCTTGGCTTTGGCCTTCTCCTTCTCTTTCTCCTCGCCCTCGCCTTCGGCCTTGGCTTCCTTCTTCTCTTCCTTGTCCTTGGCCGGCTCGTTGTCCTCTTCCATGGCCTTGAGGGCGCGCTTCGCCTTCTTGCCATCCTCGCTGTCCTCTTCTGCGGCACGCCGCATGGCTCCGAGCGCCTCATCGTATTTCGACATGGTCTTTCCCTTGCTCGATGCGCTGGGGCCACCGGCCTGCGCGACGTACTCCGCCCACGAATTGACGACGACGTCGGCGAGCCCCGCGGCCACCGCGCCCGTACCCATGACGGGAGCGCCCTCGAGGGCCTCCACCTTCGCCACTGCGATCCCGCGGTATTCCGCGACGTGGCTGAAGAAGATCGCCGCCTGCGCGTCGACCTGCTCCTGGAGCGCCTTCACGGCGCCCTCACTGATCGCCACGTGAGGGTTGCGGTCCGCCTTGCGCGTGCCGCTCGCCACGATGACGACCGCCTGGCCCATCATCTTGTCGGCGCCCGTCTGGTCGACGAGCGGCGCCCAGATGCCGATCGATCCCACGAAGGCGCTCGGCGTCACGGCGATCTCCTCGGCCACGCTCGCGAGCGCGTAGGCGGCGCTGAGCGCCTCGGAGTCCGTGAAGGCGAAGAGGAGCTTGCTGCTCGCCGCGCACATCGCGCGGATCTCCCTGCCGAGTTCGAGGCACCCGGCGAAGTCGCCGCCGGGGGACGAGAGCGCGAGGCACACGGCCGGCTTGTCGCTCGCGCACGCCGCGGCGACCCGGGTCCGGATACCGTCGTACGAATCGAAGAAGAAGCCTCCGCCGTGCTGCGTCAGGGGCCCGCAGATGTCGACGACTGCCATCTCGCCTTCCTCGCGAAACGCCTTCGCCCCGCCGACGCCCCCCATCAGGAGCACTTCGACGTCCTGCCCCCACGCTTTCGGCGCCACAGCGCTCGCGGATTGCGGGCGCGGGAAGTGGACGCGGCGTCGGCTCACCCTTCAGCAACTACGGGGCCGACACGGGCGCGTGCGAGCACTACCGAGTCCGCTACTGCGGTATGGTCCAATCTTGCTGCGCGGCGGATTCCGGCCAGCTACACTCTAGATTCATGAAAGCTGCAACGAAGAGACGCGTCGGCCTGCCTACCTGGGACCTACTCCGGCTCGCATCCGAAGCGCGTTTGGACCCGAGGACCGTGGCCGAAGTGATCCAGGGCGGATCAACGGCGAACCGCCGCAAGCAATGCGAGGACGCAGCGGGACGTCTCGGGATGGCGTGGCCCCCGGGTGGGACTGCGCTCGATGTCTCGCCGCGAACGCGAGCTACTTGACCCTATTTACGGAGCGTTGAACCCACGTGGCGTGGGCGGCTCGGTGGACGCACCGAGTGTCATGGTGCCTGCGGAGGGAATCCCTCCCCGGGCATGTGGATCGTTCCCACCGCGCTCCCCTAGGGGACGTCGTCTACCCGGGCCATGCAGCATCCGGATGCTGTGACTCCCAAGGCAGGACACCGGCCGCTGCCGGAAATGCAGGTTCGAATCCTGCCGTCTCCACCGCGCTCCCCTACTCCGCCGCCGCTGGCTCGCCTTCCGGATCGTCGACCAGCTCGAGCACCGGACGCCGCGCGCCGAGGAGCGGCACGCTGTAACGCGTCGCGAGCTCCGTCGTGTCGATCTCCGGGTACTGCGCCTTCAGAGACTCGGTCGCCCCGGCGAGCGTCGCCAGCGTGCGGGCGCCCGTCTCTAGGTCCTTCGGTTGGTTCGTGTCCCACTCGACCGAAGTGCCCGCGTCGACCGCGGCGTCGCCGAAGTGGTCGTAGACGTAGCTCGGGATGACCTGCGTGTTGACGGTGTACGCGAGCTGATCGGCCAAGGCCTTGAGCTTGTCGGCCTGGATCATCCGCCCGACGTCCCCGTTCGCGAAGCCGCTCCCGCCCGTCGTCGTCAGGACCTGACCGGCGAGCGAGATCATGTACGTCAGGTCGCAGGTGTCGATCTCCTGCTGGAAGGTCTGCCAGGCGCGACCCATGACCTCGAGGATCTTCATCTCGAAGCCGATCGGTAGCTCGAGGGCCATGTTGGGCCCCCAGTTGACGACGTGATGGAAGATCTTCTGGCGCTGCGCTTCCGTCGCGCCGCTCGGGCTCTGCATCACCTTTGCCGGATTCGCGATCCCGCTGATGAAGGCGCCGCGCAGGCTGATGGCGTGCTCCTTCATGATGAAGGCCCGCCCGAGCGCCGGCCACTGCCCCCACTGCCACGGGGAGATGCGCGAGCCCGCCGTGCCGAGCACCCACCGGCCATCGCCGGGCGTGATCGGGATGCGCCCGGCGCGCGAGAGGTAGTACCAGCGCGACTCCGCCCACACCCACTGGAGCCACTCCGGATCGAGCCGGATGAGTACCGGATACTTCCGCCCGCGCACGGGTACGAGCTCGCCGACGCACACGCCCATCACCTCGAGGTCCGCGGCGAGGCTCGCGAGCTCGCTCGGCGGACACATCTCATCGAAGACCGAGCGTGTGCCGTTGAGCGACCGGAGCGCGTCGACGATCGCCGGGGGCCCGTAAAAGCGCTTCGGCAGGCGCACGAGCCCGGAGGTCATCGTCGAGAGGATGCCCATCAGGACGCCATCGCGACGCATGGCGCGGTACAGCTGCGAGGCGCGCGTCAGGTTGCCAGCGTCGGCCTCGGCCTGTGCCATCTCGAGGTCGGCGAGGTACCAGCGTAGCTGAGTCGAGGGGATGGGTTGAATCATCCCGCCCATCGCGCGCCGCGACTCTTCAATGACCGCGGAGTCGAGCGTCGGCCCGTAGCCTCGCGGCGGCTCGTAACCCGAGACGCCCAACATCGCCGCGACGCGGTCTTTCCAGCCCATCTACGCTTAGCCTACTTCTCGCCTCGTGCTTTGGCGAGGGCGCGCAGGCACTCATTATGAAGCGGCGGGTTTGCGTACAGGATCACTCC